TCACGCCGCGCAGTGCCGGGTGATGCGCCCGTACTGATCCCGCTGGAATTTGCCGTGAATGTGCTGCAGCGCCTTTCTTTTTGGCTGCTGCACTTCTGCCTGCTGCCACGCCAGCACTTTAGCCCGCTGCCACTTGTTGGCCCGCCCAATGCAGTAATCATCCGGATCCGGGAATGGGTTAGCATCGCTTTCCCGTTTCCGGTACCGCTCGAGTGTTCGTGCCGAAACGCACAGGTGATCGCACACCTCTTTTGTGTCCATCCAGCTTTCGTTGTCTTTCACGCTACTTTCTCCTTTGTAATGCACATTTCTGGCAGATTGGCCCGCACCAGCGCTTCCGCGAATGGTGGCAGCACGGCGTTGCCGCAGCGGGCAACTTGCTTATCCTTGGCGCGCCGGCGGTTCTCGCATGATTTACAGCGGAGGCCTGAGACCATTTTTGTACAGTCGAAGCACTTCCGGAGTGGGCTCTTTGCCTTTCCGTTGGGTGCTTTGGATCTGGCCGGGGACGTTATCGCTTTGCCGACTGGCCAGCCGGAATTAAGCCGCTTAATGATGGTATCTGCGCGTATGCCATAACGTTCTGCCCACTAAGCTGGGGTAAGTTTTTCGCCGGCGAACGCAATGATCCGGTTACTGCGTCTCTTGCGGTCATTTTCACTTCTGGTCGCCCAGCGGCAGTTACCAGGTTCATAGTCCCCATTGTTATCCGGATAGCGGTCAAGTTCGTGGTCTGGTGTTGGCTTAGGTCCCATATCGCTGACAAATGCCTCAACCGATGTCATCCAACGATCACAGACTTTGATGCCGCGGCCACCATAATCAGCGTAAGCCGGATTGTCTGGCACTGTGCAGCGTAGGCGCATCGTCTGCCATGCGCGGTATTCAGGTGTGTAAGAAAGACCATGGATGGGTTTACCGGCCATAGAGAATCTCCAATTTATAGTCGACGATGATTTCACGCATTCGGGAATTCCTTAAAAGTTGATGCCAGTGACTGAGCCATAACGATGATCGTGCCGGATGGTGCGCGGTCCAGCAGCAGATGGTTGATGTGCTGCATGACCTTGCGATGGTGCACTGGCGGCAACTCATTGAGATGTTTTATCTGCCCGGCCAGCCGTATCACTTCAACAGGCCAGACATCATCTTCAGTTTCCGGCACCTGTAGCGCGGCAGTAACTTCCGCTGGCGGCATCAACTTTGCCGCGGCCAGCTCTATCTGACGCATGAACGCGGCGCCGCGCGCTTCCAGTTCATCGCGGCTGACGTAATCGAATTTCGGCCCGCGCCACGTTTTATCGAACACTGCGATTGCCGCGCCGAATCCCGCTGAAGACTCTGACGGCTGGCCCTCTGCCGGCCGGTACCATACGGGCAGGTCAAAGCTGATACGGCCGCGAATGAACGCGACATGATCCGCATCTTCCGGCCACCATAGTTCCCCAGTTGCCGCTTTAATCAGGAAAACGTACCGGCCGCCCAGCTCTCGCATCGCGGCGGTGTGCGCCATGATGTGCGTCATCCCGGTGATGTACTGGCCGTCCTGCTGGCTGGCGCGGGAATAGGGCGGGTTGGCATACGCGGCGCCACGCAGCTCTGACAGGCGGGCGCTCCAATCCTGTGTCAGCGCGTTATCTTCGGCGCTGTAGAACGCTTCGCATTTGGCGTTGCTGGCGTCGGCGAACAGGTCGAGCACGAAAGGGCCGAACATCGCGTTGATGCCCCACCAGATAGCCTCCGGCGATCGCCACTGGTCGCCGACTTCCTTCAGCTTATGCGTGGGCTGAGCGCGCAGCGCATCCAGCGCCACGCAATAGGGATTTACTGCGAGTTCTGTCATCAGTGGTTTAGCTCCGTTCTTTTTGATGGTAGTGGGAGAAGCAAGGATGATTGGCCGCTGCATTGGCGGTTGAGTAGCAACCCAGTCGGAAACAGTCGGCGGAAAGACGCGCTCGATCGCCGCGCGCATCACAGCTGTGCGCGTCAGCTTGTCCTTGATTTCGGGGAAACGTTTTTCGGTCAGCGGTACATTTACCGCAACGTTCGTTGAGTCAGCGCTGGCGAATGGATACCGGCTCAGCACGCGCACATCAAGCATGCGCAGACCATGGATTTTCACTCTGAGCTGCCGGTTTATGTAAAGCTCCCGGAATACCTCATCCATTCTTTTTTGCCAGGCCTTCGTCCGTATTACCCGGTGAGGCCCACAACAGCCGATTGCAACGCGGGGAAAGCGCTCACAGAGGCGCAGCAGGCGTTCTATGGTTTCGTCCGAGTGCCAGACCGGAACTGCTTTACCCATCAGCCAGTGCGGCACCTGTCCTATAAGGTTGTCGTTCTCTGTCTCGCTTCCCTCGATAACGTCCGGGATGATGAACCACTCGATCCTGCTGAACCAACCGCCGACAAAATCGTAATAAGCATCCCAGTGCTTCTGCCACCACTCAGTATCAGGTGGACAGCTATCGGTATTGGCTTTACGCCACGTTGAAAAAGCGCCGTTATCTAGCACTAATTTGCAGTCAATGGCGGCTATTTTTTTTAACTGGTCGGGACGTGCAAACGAAACAAGGGAGCATCCATTGCGGTAGAGGGCTTTTATCAAATCGTTGGAGGGCGTTATCCTGTCGCCCCATATTGGTCCACCGTGCCAGTGAACTGACATTTATAACCTCACTTCATTGGAGATATAGCTCCGCAATCAGGGCCGCGATAAGCAGCAGGATCAGCACGGCCGCCGGGCGGGCGCCGTCATAGAAAAGTTGATGGCGCAGCAAGTGCGCCCGGATTTTGGTTTTCATGGGATCGGGGCGTAAAAAAACCGCCAGGCTGGCGGTTGACATTAAGTATGAGGTTCTTACTCAGAATTACCTTTTATGCTTTAAGCGTTCAAGTTCGGCTTGCATTCTCACCAAGCGAATATTAAGTTCGTCTACTTTTTCAACTGAGTAATTAAGCGGCATTAACCAATATTTTGCTTTTTGCAAACAATCCTGAGCCAAGCGACTATCAAAATCTGAAACCATCGACGATGCGGAGCTCCAGAGGATATAAAGCTGATCTTCTCTCAACGAGTCACGATCCATTCCATCTAATAATCGTGTCGTATAGACAACACTTGCTGATACGGCTGGTGTAAGGCCATCAATAGCTCTCAGACGAGCTTGTTTTTCAACTGTTCTCCATCCGATGATTCGGTCAATCGCCCAAAGAAGAATATCCCCCATTCAAAACTCCTTTATTTATTCGTGACATGTCACGACTTTTATACCACCAGTTTCGTTTCGTGCCACCCCCGATTCAACCAGCACGCTACTTCGTCTTTGAAGTAGCATTCCTGAACCGGCAACTGGTCGCCGCACTTCCCGCAGCAGCGCTTGGCCTGTTCCTGCTGGGTGGCCAGCAGTTCCGCGTGGAACTTGCGTATCATAAGGGCGACCAGTTCAGCCCGGTCATATGGTTCGCGACCGGGCCGGCGCGCGGCACAGTCGTAATCCAGCATGGCGAGTTCCTGCGCATCCAGGATCAGCTCCAGCTTCTGCTCACCGCTGGCAGACTGCCGCGCGCGCTGCGCTGATTTACGTTCCGCAGGTGTCATAGCCATTCAACCTCCTACTTACCGTTTACAGGATTAGCCGGCGGAATTCTCTGCCCCGGTCATCATTGTATTTGTCGGTCATTTTTGACGATTTATGCCCCAGCAGGCGCTGAGTGTTTACGGCCTGGTCGCGGTAAAGCCTTTCGGCCAGCGATCGCTGTTCGTGGAAAGAGGGAGGCACTGTCCAACGTTCCCGTGGGTATGCCATATCGCGCGCGGCGCAGAATCCGTAGCTCAGTGACCAGGGGTTAACCTGCCTTTCACCCAACAGGTAATCACTGCCCGGGCACTGCTCAATCACATCACCCAATGACATGCCAATCGCCTCGTTAAATAGCTCGAGGGGCAGGGCGATCTTCATTCCGGTTTTCTGTTGCACCAGGAACAGATGATTGTCTTGAATATTGCTGCGGCGAAATCCTGATACATCGCCGCGGCGCTGTGCCGAGACAATCGCCAGCAGCATGGAGAGATGGACATAATTTTGACAACCCTCCTGCGCTGCCTGGTAAATAACGCGCCATTCATCCAGTATCAGGCGATCGCGCTGTACAGGCGTGGGTGGTGTGCGCAGGTAAAGAGCGGGGTTGCTCTCAATCCAGTTAGTTAAAATAGCCTCGCGAAAAATATCTTTTAGCAAAATACACGCGCTTTTCGCCGCGCATGGTGTGCCTCGGTCGATATATTGCTGCACGAAACACTGCAAATGAAACGGCGTTATTGACCTGAGCTGCTGATCACCGAGGTGAAGTGCTATCCGGTGGAGCAATGCAGTTTTGTTGCGAAGAGTTTTCAGCGCAAGTCCGCGGCGTTCCAGCCTTGACTGATAGACAACGAGCCATGCAGATAAAGGGCGCCAAGAGGGACGCGCCCATCCGATCAGGGCTGAGGTAACGCCCGTTGCCAGCTTTTTCACTCAGAACCTCCCGGCGCTGCTGCCAGCAATCGTTCGACCTCTTCCAAGGCTTCACTGCGTCTGATGGCACTGAACGTTCCGCGAGAACCGTCGACATCCAACAGGCGATTCACTGCGGAAAAAAACTCGCTCGCCATGTCGGCCGCACGGGTATCTCTGCAACAGCAAACGCCCGAAGCCAAAAATTGTATAATCGACCAGCTATTTCCGCACGGGCAGCTGTATTGAATGTGCCGAGATATATCGGCTTCATTTTGACAGTTAAAAGGCAATGCCACCTTCTGCCGCCATTCTGCGTGTATACGTTTTTCACTTAGCATTTCCCTGTCCGTGATTAGAGACGACTGCCTTAAAGGTGCAGTTTGAACGCCTGATGAACTGCACGTGATATTGCCCATTTTATAGCTACGTGGGACGTCGTCGTTGCAAAGAGTGCACACATTGGAACCCAGGATATCTCCCGATTGCGCGGCAGTGTAAAGAATACGGCGCTGACCCGGCGCGATATCGTGAGCATCGAAACGAGTCTTGTCGCATTCGACCCACTGATTAATGCCTGGAGACCAGAGCTGGTAAACCACATCGTCACTCACAGGTCACCTCCCTGCGCTGGAGCTGCTTCAACCATGGCGTGATAAACTGGGTCGATTTTGCTAATGCCAGCGGCGTCGAAAGCTTTCTGGCCTGCGGCCCACTGTGACGGAAATGCTTTTAACGGTACCAACTTCCACCCATGCGGCACGCTGGCAGCTGGCAGCTGAACAACCTTCTGCTGCTGTGTGCCCAGCGCCATAGCATCGGCGCGGCATTGGTTGTATCCCCATTTATATGCAACGTTCACCGAACCTGGGGTATCCTCCTGTTCAAGTCGTTGAATAGCTTCGCGCGTACCGATAGCAGGTGGCAACACGGAAGGCATTGCGGCGGTGTAGACCTGATCACCAATGCTTAATTTATTGCCGCTAACCACGCATCCATTTACTGCATATCCTGTGACAACCCCCGTAGGCTCACCCGCTGCCGCATCGCGCCGTGCAAGCTCTGCCTCTACTTTTTCAGCGCGCTTAAGCCAATCTAGGCGCTCCCTGTCGCATGAGCCAAGCTGATCGGAAAGGCGCTGCGACTCTTTATCGAGTCGGGAAATCTCTTCCTGCAGTCGCATGACATTTTTGATCGCCTCGGCCGCGCCACCCTGCGTTGCCTGCAATGTCTTGCGCAGTTCGTCGCGCTCTCGCTCTGCCTCCTGTCGTTTTTCAAACTGTGCTCTTCGGCTCGCTTTGATGTTATTAATTGCCAAATCTTTCATGTAAAGCTGATGTTCGGCATTTGCTAAGCGCTGACGAGATTCATCGTTTTCCAATTCAGCAACACGCTGCTCTGCCGCTTCCAGGCGAACAGTTAAAACACTGAAGGAAGCTTCCAGCATGTCGCTTTCTTCGAAGGTTATGGTTGGGTAATGTGAATCAACCTTCGCGCTCTGCCATTCTACAAAAAGCTCTTTTAACTTTTGTGTGTTCATGGCTGCTCTCCTGCGTGGATGCTGAGCGGAACCCCTGGCGCAGTGAATGGTGCATACGCCACCACCTTCAACCGTGACGGCTCGTAGAAATGCTCAAAATCATGGCTGGAGAATTCTTCATGCCAACCAAAAGGCCAAAAACTTTCCCCATCAGGAGTGCTCATCTCGCAGCAATCGATGGCGTCCTGATCATCCTCGTGAGGCTCAACATGGTTGAACCAGGTGAGTTTAGTTACAGAGTGCTGACCGTCTTTATCTGCGTGGCATACCCAAAACTCCGCCCGCTCTCCGGCTGGCACAGAGGGGTTGCCTGATTCACTGACGAATACCCACTGAGCAGTCAGCGCCCGGACCTGCTTTTGCAGCGCATCGTTATCAGCACAAATCTGTTCAAATTTATCCTTTGCCGCCAGAACAACCTTATCGGCGTTCTTCAGCGTTTCAGTCGATAGCTTTGCATCGCTTTCGAGCGCGATGATCCGCTGTTTCAAGTTCTCGTTTTCTGCCAGTAATTGGTTGGCAAATTCCACGGTATTCGTAGCCATTGGCTCTCCTTCGAAGCGTTGATCGTCAACCCCGAAAGAGGCGCTCTGGCGCGTCAGTGCACCGGGAGGCTAAGGGTCGGGGTGTTGGCGGAGTAGGGGGTTTAATTGGTCTTTTTCAGATCGTTATAGCGCTGCAGGAACAGCACTCGCGCCTGCCGCGGCGTCAGCGGTGACATGATGAAGTCAGCACAGGGAATTCTTTCAAGAATCGGCCAGGGTGTTCCGTCTTCCATATCGAAGTCGCGGCGCTCGGTCGCCAGCATAATCAGGTCGGCGTACTTCACCTGGGCTGACATTGCTGGTGGAAGGTTGAACTTGCTGCGGATCACCGCATCAATCCGGTCCTCAATGGCGCGGTACTCCGGCAGCAGCTCTTTTAGCGGTGAGCTGATGTCATTGCAGTAAGCCTCCGCCGCGTCGTGCAACAGGGCTTCCAGAGCGAACTCTGGCGGCACAAGGTAGCTGACGTGAACCGAATGCTGGGCGACGCTGTAAAAATCCTCCAGATGGCCTGTGAAGCGGCAAATATTTGACAGCGCGGCGGCGATGTCCTCGATGCAGATGCTGTCCGGGCTGATATTGGTAAAATCCAGGTGCTTACCGGATAGGGTGTTAATCCACGTCATGCTGTCGGTTCCTGTGATGCGTTGCGGCGGGCGCTACCGGCGCAGAACTCTGCGCGCTGTTCAGCCCAGAGGATGTTGCTGCCGGTGGCGATGCGCGATGCCTGCTGCCACTGGTGAGCTGCTTCTGAAAAATCGCCTTTCTTCTCGCTGTCAGCGGCCTGCTGGGCGAGGTTTTTATAGGTCAGTCGCATGGTATTATTCCTGATGCGTGATTGACTTGAGGTGCGTAGGCGGGCTGATTTTTGCGGTGCCACTCAACGTGGCAGACATGGCACAGCCAAACTACATCGAGAGGCCTGGAGTAATCGCTGTGGTGCGCGTGAAGACGTTCTGACGATCCGCATCCTTCACAACTTTCGGCTTTGGTTAACTTTCCATCGCGCAAAAAGTTGCCCACGATAATGTGGGCTTTTCTAATTTCGGGATGGCGCTCCAAGTATCGTTTTCTGCCCTTGGCTGCCGATACACGATAATTCTCTGTGCATTGGTACTGCTTTCGGGCTTCGACTCGATGGGGCAAATTAGCGCGCTTGCGATCGTACTCCTGATAGTAAACGCGGTTCTCGCGGCGGTTGGCGCGGGTGTCCTTCTTCGCGCACTCTTTGCATTTATTTAAGTGGCCATCGGCCATCATATTATGGCGATAAAAATCGGCCAGCGATTTTGTCTGACCGCATTTGAAACAGCGTTTTTCTGACATTTCCTATCTCCTACTTATTACGCCCCGGAAATAGCAAGGGCTTAATTAAAAGGTATGTCATCGTCGAAATCAGGCGGGGTTTGCTGCTGACCGACGTTTCGTGACCCAGCGTTACGCTGCAGATTTGACTGAGGCTGATTACCCTGCGAAGCGTAACGGTTTCCAGTTGGGGCGCCCCGCACTGCACCGGCAGTACCATTTCCAGCAACTGGCTGACGTTTGTCGGAATCCTTCATGGACAGCACCAGCTTTTCGATGGCTTCGGCAGGCAATTTCTCCGCGAATTCCGAGTAGGTCAGTCGAGTTTTCGCCTGGAAAACGTGGCGGATCTGCATGCGATACGTGTCGCTACCGTCAGTTTCTTTTGTGCGCAGCTCTTTCTGTAGAAAGAGACCCACTGTCTTGCCCTCAATTGGCGTAAGTGCCCATACCATTCCGTCTGGGGTTTGGCGCTGTTGAGGTTGTGCATCACGAACGCCTGCCGACCAGAGTAGGGCAGAGATAATATCCATGCCGAACGTTGGTTCGCCATCGCGACCAACGAAGTTAATGCGCAAAAAGTTTGATTTAGCTCCGTTGGACTCGAAGCCCAGTTCCAGCGTCTGCGACTGGCTATCAGTCCCGAACGAGTAGTGAGCATGAGTGATGACGCCTTCGTAAGCGCCAGTTTCGTTGATCATGGAAGAAGCGCCCGCTTTCTTGGCTGCTTCTGGATCAAAGGTAAAGCCCATAGGTTGTGGTGATTGCATTAAATGTCTCCTTCAGACATGAAGTTGCAGATGGCCTGATCGACAGCGAACAGGTCATTGTCCATTTCGGTTTGATCGGGGAATAGGTCGGGTGGCGCTTTGGCGGTGTCGTTATCATCGCCTTTAATGAGAAACACGTGCTTGCCGTCTTTTTTGATGGCGCGCAGCACTATGGAGAAATAGCCCTCCGGCGTGAGCTTCTCATTGAGCATCTTGCCGGCGGTCTTCATGCGCACTTTGCCTTCTGACTCTTCGGTGTGCGCCAAGAAGTACACGCGAACGTCGTCAGGCAGGTGTGTGGCAGCGGTGATGATGCGCCATACGTGGTCTGCCATTTCGGTAAATTTGGTGTAGCCGGTCTGATACGCGCGCATCATGTTTTCGTGCTGCATCACCACCTGAAAATCATCGATGATCAGCACCTTTCGCGTTTTCGACATGACCATGCGCTGGATTTTGTCTTCAACGTCCACCCAGTCGTCTGTCCGGAACACGTTGCCGCGCTGTGGCTCACCATCTTTGCCGGGCTTGCCGTGTACCTTCCAGGCCCCCTTGTGCCTGAAGGGCAACAGTTTGGGGATGCACTGGATCAGCAGGCAGTCGTCTGGGTTGAAGTTCCGCAGGCTGTATGACTTACCCGCCCCTGAGTCACCCAAGATTAAGACAGGAGTGCCCATATCAGCCCCCCGTTTGCAGGTAGTGCTGCATGGTGAATTTCTGATCCTCGTCGAGGTCCATGTTGGCCAGACACCATTTGAGATAGCCGCGATCGCTGGCCGCTATCTCCTCGAATGGTTTTCCTTTGTGCTTGCCGAACCGCATGCTGTGCAGCAGAGAAGGCCTGGCCGTGATTTCGCGCATCTGAGCGATGGTGAAGCGGGCATGTTGGTTAATTGAAATCAGGATCGCCGCCGTCACATAGCAGTCATACAGCGCGCGGTGAGCATGCAGGCCGTCCGGTACGTTCGCATTTACCTGCAGGTGATAGCGCAGGAACTGGTTACCGTGGCTCTCCAGTTCCGGCCAGAGCTTGCGCGCCAGCTTCATGGTGCAGATCCACGGCGCGGTGATTTGCGGCAGCTTGCTGCGGTCAAATTTGGCGTTGTGGGCCACGTAAACATCAGCGCCGAGGTAACGGTCAATTACCGCTTCGATAGGCGGCGCGCCGGCCACATCCTCGTTCGTGATGTGGTGGATAGCCATGGCGCCGACAGTGATTGGCTCCGGCGGCTTAACGAAATCACTCATGGGGTTGCAGATCTGACCGTCGACGATATCGACGCTGGCTATCTCGCAAACTCCACCTTCAAGGCTGGTGGTTTCGGTATCAATTACGCGTAATACGGGCATGCTGCTCTCCAGTTAATGCATCGGCAGCTGCATCGCGCTGCGCCAGCTGGTGGGCCAGCTGCACCAGGTCAGCCGGCCCAAGTTGATGTTGTTCGCACAGCGTCAGGATTGTGCTGAAAGCGAGGTTGCGCATTGCTTCGTTCAATGCAAATTCAGTGGGGATCAGCGTTACCTGCATAACAGATACGTCCCCGCGAAGATAAGCAGGGCGGCCAGCACCGGGTTCGTCCAGTGCCGCGCCTGCGGCTTGAAGTCGGCGCCCGTAAGGCGGTGGCGGAACTGCATGCGGTCAATAGGTTTCATCGGTACTTCCTCCCGGAGAAGCGTGCCCTGGTCTGCGACGGCACGCGGATGCTTTGTTGATAGCGCTGGCTGCAGACGCCTCCGACGCAAAAATCGAAATACTCGGTGCGGTTCCAGAAGCAGATCACCTTTTTCATGATGTCGTCCGGATGCCTGAACTTGCCGCAGTATTTGCACATCACGGCGTCGATCACTTCGGTAGCAGACTGCAGCACCGTGAACTCGCAGTGACGCAGCGCCTGACCTTTGGCATCTGTGTACTCAACGAACGTTTCGGCCTCGCCTTTGTAGTTCGGGCGGACGCTGCAGCTATTGAAGGTGACCAGCTCTCTACCGATCCGGATTCGCGTGCCCGGCGGCAATTCTGCCAGGCGCTGCTGGGTTAATTTGGGAATGGCTTGCACGGTCACCTCCATGAAATGGGCGAAAAAAAGCCCTCTGATGCGAGGGCAAATAGACTACACAGCAATGGTTAGGGTTGTGCCTGCCGGAATCGAACCGGCCCAGTCGGGATCAGCGCTGGTCATACCCATGCGACACAACGAGGAGAGCACTGAGGGGACTGTCGGACTGTGGAAGCTGCTCCAGCTTGATCACCGCCAATGCTCTTTTCGTTGGGTGCCGGGGTGATGCCCGGCTTCTTGCCGCCTTTACTTTTAAGCCCAATGTAATGCTGCGGTTCTCCGGGCTTGCCCTGGTGAGGCGTTAAAAATCAGTCAGTGATTAAAAACCGAAATCACCTGTAAATTGTGCCAATGTCTCGCCATGCTCATCCTGGGCATAGCCGTCGAAAGTCACATCGTTTTTCATAAATCACCCCGTAAATTAATTAGTCTTGAATCTAATCCTCTTTGACGCTGCGCCAGCCCACGCTATCAGCCTAAGTCCCGGCCATGTGGTCCGGCTATGACTGCCTCGCTGGTGCTGGAGCAGCTCAAAGAAAACTGCGCCCCATCATCGGGGCGCTCGAATTTGCACAGCAGCCCGTCGTGGTTACGGGTTCCCCTTCGCGAACTATCACCCGCAGATGACTCGCCCGCCTGCCTGGTATCCTTACCGGCGCTATTTCATTTTGCCGGGAGCGTTGGCCGCTTCTGGCTGCTGTGAAAACCGAGTTGTTAAAGAGCGGGTCAGCGTTCTGCGGTGGGCTGCGTCGTGCTGATGAGGTAAATTTATCTCAAGGATAAATATTGGTAAATAGCAAAATGATAAATAATTTAGCATATCAAATTATCCATTTGATAAATAAGAGTTTTAAAATTTATCTAAATTTCCTGCAGGCGTAAAAAAACCCGCCGAAGCGGGTTTCTTTGGGATTTATTTTACTTATGTAACGGCTTAGCCAAGTCTGGTGTAGTTCATCTCCCACTTCCCGACTACGAAACCTTGGATGTGAAGCTGGCTTTCGTCATCGGAGCCAATTTCCCAACGGTCATAGGTCTTGTTGTCACTTATAACCATTAAGCGGTCCTTCAGCCATTGGAGGCGTTTTATATGCACACTATCACCGTAAGAAAACGCATAAATTCCATCACTTACAAATCGGTTAACAGTGACATCGAGGACTACTAACTCGCCGGGTTCTACTGAACCGCGCATGCTATCGCCTACAGCTGTTGTGATCTTCAGGGAGGCAGCAGGGCGCCCGCCGAACATGCGCTTGGCATACTCGGGATCAATTTCAATTGACTGTATTATATCGGGATACTCACTATTCATTCGCCCTCCACCACAACTAAACTCTGTGTCTAGTTGTTCTATCCTGTATGTATGATCAGTATGGTTTTTGGCAAGGTTTTGCAAGGAGAAATCACTGTTGTTCCTTGCATCAGAGGACGTATCACTAAATTCGTGCGGCACATCAAGCCAGCCTCGGCCCAAGCCCAAAGCCTCTTCAATGCGGCGCGCAACCAGATCACCAATGTTTCGAACTGGTTTTGAAGAAGCGACTTGGCTTAGTTGGCTGGCTGGCATGCCAATCTCATCGGCGAAGCTGGCTTTTGAATTACCCGCCTGGACGTACTCGTCCATCAGGTAGCGCAAGTTAATGCGCCTTATCTCTTTAGTTTCCATTCCCTAATCATCCCAATTTTTATCTAAATGATAAATGCGCTCATTGATAAATCGTATTGCGCATAATTTATCATTGAGATAAACTTCGATTTATCATTCACTGCAGGGTAATGCTTATGAGTAACGAACTACTCCGCTGGCGCCGTGAGTCTTCAACAGAAGATTGGGAAGCCTTGGCCGCATTGGCTAAAACCTCTATCGGTTACCTGGATCAGATTGCATACGGCTTTCGCCGTGCTTCTCCAGACAAAGCGTCTGATATCGAAATTGCCTCAAAGCAGTTCGATAAATATCAGCCGGTTACCAAAGAAAATCTTGTATTCGCAGCCGCAAGAAGTAGCGCTGCATAACCAATCAGCATTAAGGGAAAATTATCAATGGAATCAAACGCAACGTCACGCAACATCGCGCGTGATATCGAAAATGAAATTTTGTGTCGCATCGCCGCCAAGGGGGTGACGGCCGTTGCACAAAAAATTGGCGTCGATAAATCGCAGGTAAGCCGCTGGCAGAGTAAGGGCGGCCTGGTCGAGAAGGCCAGTCAGTTGCTGGCAGTAATCGACTTTCAGAAGCCCGAGGGCCTGGTCCTGTTCCAGGGTGAAGAAACAGCTGAAGTAGCCAAGGCCCTTTTAGCGATGCTGGAGCACCTGCGCAACCCGGTCGGGGGAAATGGTGGATGACGAACGCTACGTTGAAACAGAACAGCTCTGGCGAGATAAGCGGGGGATTGTCGTGCGCGTTATCAGCTATGACAGGCAGGAACGCAGAGTCATCTTCATCCGGCCAGATTATCCGCATGAGTGTTTTGTGCCTAAGTGGTATTTCGAAAAGTTTTTCAGGAAGTACGAAGGGAAAGATGAAGGCTGAACAGCAGCAACTGAACAGCCGGGTACCACATTGCTTAGCCAAAGCGAGGTCAATTATGCGACAGAAACGCCGTAAAGCGCAACCAGAAACTACTGTACATAAAGACATAGTCCGGGAGGAGTTCGTCCGGGCGTTTAACCCTCAGGTCGCCGACCGCCTGCGCCAGATTCTCGAGCAAAACAAACGCGCGAGGGAAGGGCATGAGTAATACCGCCGAGATTATCCATTTCCGCGCTCGCACAGAGCGTGAGGAGCAGCGCGTGGCCGATACCGAAGACGGTTATACCCGGCTGGCTAATGAGCTGTATGAGGAGCTGATAGGCGCAAACCTGACCCGTAATCAGGCGAAGGTGGCGCACGCTATTTGTCGCAAAACGTATGGCTTTAACAAGAAGCTGGACCGGATTTCTGATAGCCAGATTTCAGAGCTGACACGCCTACCTCGCCAGAAGGTAAACAAGGCCAAAAACGAACTGATCGCCATGCGTGTTCTGGTTCGCGAAGGCTCTCAGATAGGGCCAAATAAAGCCCTTTCTGACTGGCTAATTCCTGAGTGTCACCAAAACAGTGACTTTGTCACCAATTCAGTGACAAAAAGTGTCACCAAAAGCGTGACAGGGTTGTCACCAAAACAGGGACACACAAAAGACACTATTCAAAAGACAATAAATACAGATCCCCCTAAAGCCCCCAAGGGGGAATTTTCGGAGGAAGTAATCTCACAGGCAAAACAGGTCCTGGAGTATTACAACGAGCTCACCGGAACCACCTGCCGCTCTGCAGAAGCCTTTGCCGTTTTATTGACAGAGCGGTCTGCGCGTGAGGCTTACACCGTCGACGACTTGAAGCTGGTGGTGCGCTGGGTGGTACTCACCTGGAAGCGCCGGAACGGCACGGTGGCCAAGCCATCGAATATTTGCCGGGTTAGCCGCTTTGACGGCTATCTTGCCGACGCATCCGCATGGCTCGATACCTACGTGGAGATTGACTGCGCCGCGGTGGTCGAGGCTTACAACGAACTGGCCGCTGACCGTATGCCACCGGCAGAGTTGGACAGCGACCGGGAAGTGATGATTCGCGAGTTCGTCACGCACATGAGCAAGAAAACCGTGGAGGCCTTCCGCGCGTATTTCTCTGCGTTCCTCAACGAGGCGCGCCCGTACTATTTCGGCGAAAGCCAGTCTGGCTGGCGCGCTAACCTCGATTTCCTGCTGAAGCCTGACACGCTGCGCAAGGTGCGGGAGGGTTCACTATGAGCGACCTGTATCTCGAAGCCAGTGTAATTGGCGCACTGCTGCATGCCGGATTGACGCCCGACGCCAGTGACGTTCTCAATACGCTGGATCCGGGCGCTTTCACTCAGCCGTTCTACGCGAAACTGTTCGGCGAGATTAAGCGCCAGGCGATACAGCGGAAAATGATCGACGCGCTGTTGGTGGCTGAATCGATGGGTAACGAACCCGGTGTCTTTGCTGATGTCATGGAAACCGTGAAGAACACCCCGAGCGCTGCCAACCTGAAAGGCTACGCGGCCCGCCTGAATGAAAAATTTGTGGTGCGCAGCTTTGTGCAGCTGATGGAGGGTAATTACGACCTGATTACTCAGGCCAATACCCATGAGCAGGCAATGGACAGTATCCAGGCGTTCACCAGCCAGGTACTGGCGCTGGGCCGCCCAGGTAACGAGGTGATGCCGGTGCACATCGACACGCTGCTGGATTCCTATGCTGGTGTGCTCGAACGCAGAGTAACCAATGGTGAAGAGTCCGACACTCTGAAAACCGGGATCCCCGAGCTTGACGAGATTACTGGCGGCATGAACGACGAAGATTTTGTTGTCGTGGCTGCCCGCCCGGGTATGGGTAAAACCGAATTTGCACTGAAGGTGGCCGAAGGTGTGGCATCCAGTGAGCGGGTCATGGGCGATCACTCTGTGCGCCGTGGCGTGCTGATTTTCACAATGGAGATGAGCAACCAGCAGGTGATAGAGCGCCAGATAGCCGGCGCGTCCAATATGCCGGTATCCAGCCTGCGTAAGCCGTCGCGCATGGGTGATGAGGACTGGGGCCGGATCTCGATGGGTATCCGTCGTCTGATGGGCCTCGACGTGTGGATGGTGGATGCGGCGAACCTTACGATTGAGCAGATTCGCTCGATTGCCGAACGCCATAAACGCCAGTTCCCCGGCCTCTCACTGATTCTGGTCGATTACCTCGGCCTGGTTAAGAAACCACGCGCCGAGCGTAATGACCTTGCGATCGCCGTTATCTCGGGTGGACTGAAAACAATGGCCAAGGAGCTGAAAACGCCGGTGCTGTCGCTCAGCCAGCTGTCGCGCGAGGTGGAGAAGCGCCCGAACAAACGCCCGGTGAATGCGGATCTGCGCGACGGTGGAAGCATCGAGCAGGACGCCGATAGCATCATCATGCTGTACCGCGATGCCGTCTACAACGAGAACAGCCCGGCGGCACGCTTCGCCGAAATCATCGTGACCAAAAACCGATTCGGCACGCTGGGCACGGTCTACCAGGAATTCCGCAACGGCCACTTCCACGATACCCACCAGGAAGAAGCGCGGCGCATCTGCACTGAGAAAGCGTCAACTGGTGGACGCAGAATGAGAGAGGAGTTTTGATGACGCAGGACAACTTACCGACGGTAATCGCTCAGAACGAAGAAGAGTTGATGCCAGGTCTCATCGTAACCGTGATGGTGCTGGATAACGGACAGCGGATCCTGCCTGCAGAGGATATGCGCCGTGTCTGCGAATGGCTGGGCGTCAGCAGCATGCCCGAGTCCAGGGAGCGCTCTGATGCAGGTACATGACATCTGCCCATTGCCGAAGCCCCGAATGACGCAGAGAGACCGCTGGGCTAAGCGACCTGCCGTTGTACGGTACCGGGCGTTCTGCGACGAAGTGCGCCTGCGCGGTGTGGCGCTGCCCGTCTGCTGTTCGCACGTCACGTTTGTGATTCCTATGCCAACTAGCTGGAGTAAGAAAAAGCGCGAAGCGCACGCTGGCCAGCCTCATCAGCAGAAACCCGACGCTGATAATCTGCTTAAGGCGCTGATGGATGCCGTCTATCACGACGACTGCGCGGTGTGGGATGTGCGTGTTACGAAGCTGTGGGGCGAAACCGGCAGCATCAAAATTATCGAAACCGCCTGAGGAGGCTGCATGCCAGAACTGACCGAGATCCAGAAAAACGTCTGCCGCTTCATCAGGGATTTCTCTGCTGACAACGGTTACTCACCTTCGCGCCAGGAGATGTGCGACCACTTTGGCTGGAAGTCCTGTAACGCAGCAGAAGTGCATATCAAGGCGCTGGTGAACAAGGGAGCCATTTCGAACAAGGCCCGCAAGCCGCGCACGCTCAAGGTGCTGATCGACGTTTGACCGCAGTGAAGCCGTGACAGCAGTAGAGCCAGATAAGAAAAACAGACCGAAACGATAAGGGGAAACAACAGTGAGAATCGAAGCCGTGTTAAAACATTTCAGCCCGAAAAGCCTGATGATCACCGATATCCCCGGCGCGACCGCATCGGACAGTTTGAGCGGTACCGACGTCATGGCCGCGATCGGCATGTGTCAGGCATCCGCCCGTTTCGGTATGAGCGCATATCTGGGCAAAGCTGGCATCAGCCAGCGGGATCGGGAAGACGCAGCCAAAGCTCTGGCACTATATGCCCATAAAACCGCGCCTAAGCTTCTCAGTAAGGCCGCTGGCAGAAAAATGGGTCAGTGCATGATTGTCCTGGCTAAGTTCGCATACGACGATTACGCGCGTTCTGCTGCTGATACGACTAATTGCGCTGATTGCCGTGGGCGCGGTGTCACGAATACGCTGGCCAATGTCATGACGCATTCGGGGTGTGGATCAACGCCAGCAAATCATCAGTTGCAGCTGGTGGAAAATCAATGCGTGACATGTCACGGCAAGGGAAAACTGTCAGCGCGCTGCCGCTGTGGCGGAACAGGGCGCGTTCGTGACCTCGAGAAGTCAAAGCTGGTGGGCGCTCCGGTTGAGAAAGATTGCGAGAGGTGCGGCGGTTTAGGATTTAAGCGCCAGCCCTCCACACTGGCATTTACAGCCATCCGGCACCTGGTCCCTGAACTGAATGAACGGACATGGCGCCGCAACTGGAAGCCGTTCTATGAAAAACTGATCACTAAGTGCGAGATGGAAGAGAGTTGTGCAGGGGATGAATTCCAGAAAATTACCCGCTGATGAACAAATTATAGCAAATGCCTATTGCTTTTTGTCCGGAATTGGATAAATATCTCTCCCATCGTGGGATTTTAATGCTCACAGACAATTAAACGAATTCGAAGGCTCCGCAAACTCGGGGCCTTTTTGATTTCTTAACATTTAAGCTTTACTTGCCCATCTAATATTTAGCATTATCTCTCTGACACACGGAGGCATAGTGCTATGACAGGTAATGAGCAACCAAATCCTATATCTAAGGATGAATATTATCTAGCGTTAAGAGAGTTAGATATTGCAGTTTGCGAAGCAAAGGCTGTTAGCAACTCTATTGGACATAGAGAAGCAGATGAACCCCATCACGCATGGTGTACATACATTTTTTTAAGAATTTGCATTCATGCTGGTGTAATGATAGCAAACGTGCCCGGGTCGAGATGGGCAAAAAAAGATTATGAAGTTTGGGATTTCTCTTTAGTCGCATCACATACAAGAGCTATTCTTGAAGCTAAATTGCTATTATTTTCGATTAGAAAAGATCCTGCTAATGAAGATGAATGGGCTGTAAAACTCTTCACTATGCATCTTAATGATTGCGCTAAGCGTATTGACATGTTTTCGTCTTCAGATAACCAAAGATTGCTAGATTTTTATCTCCAGCAGAAAAGTGATATAGAAGATAAATTAATGGAAAATAAATATTTTCTTTCTTTAAGTGCAGGTTTGAGAAAGAAAATATTAAATGGGAAGGTTATGACTATTCAATCTCGTGACGAGATTCTAATGGAGATGGGCGATGATCCTAATGAATTTAGGGTCCTCTTTGATTTTCTATCTCATTATACTCATATCCTTCCGATGTCTTTCTATAAAGCTGAGGTTAATGGTAGAGGTACTGGTTGCTTTAATGTTTATGATCATGCATATATTTTTATGGCCATGAAACTTATAAGTGAGTGTTTAGTGTTCTGTACTGATTTAATGTGCGGTGTTTTCCCTTTTACATCAACCGCTCGAAAGGGATTGAAATCGAAAATAAGTCTCGGACCTAAGCCCAGGAAATAAAATTTTATTTATTTAAAAAGGCTCATTCAGGTGAGCCTTTTTTATTTACCCTTCCCATCACACACGGCACCAACGGCTACCGCCGAGGTGAGCATATGAAAATGGATCAACAACCTGGCAATATCGTCACTCAATTCTTTGCGTGGCTCGGCATCATTGCGTCGGGACTCGGATGGTCCACCCAAGAACTGATTTATTTCATCTTCGGTGCTGTTGGCCTCGTCATTTCACTCGCGTCATATATCAACGGACGTATTGATGCCCGGGCGGCCCGGAGAGAAGACGAGCGCCGGACAAAAATCATGGAAGACTACATCCGCGATGTTCAGCAAAAACCATTAGAGCAGCGCCCCAGCGCTGTTGAAGTCATATCTGAGGCGACTGCTAAAGCTGAGGCATAAATGGCAAATCTGAAAACAAAGCTGAGTGCTGCTGTTCTGGCGCTGGTGGTAGGTGGTGCATCTGCTCCATTGATTCTGGATCAGTTTCTTGATGAGAAAGAAGGTAACAGCCTCTCTTCATATCGTGATGGTTCCGGTATCTGGACTATTTGTCGAGGTGTCACACGCATAGATGGAAAGCCTGTCACATCTGGCATGAGAATGACTGTTGAAAAATGCCGTGCCGTTAACGCAATCGAGAACTGCAAGGCTTTGGCCTGGGTTAATGCGAATGTGCATGTGCCGCTGACTGAACCGCAAAAAGCTGGGATTGCCTCGTTCTGCCCGTACAACATAGGGCCGGGTAAGTGCTTCACATCGACGTTTTACAAAAAGCTCAACGCCGGTGAGCGACCGGGTGCGTGTGCTGAGATTAAGCGTTGGGTACATGACCGGGGCCGCGACTGCAGGCTCACGAAAGGTCAGGCGAATGGCTGCTATGGCCAAGTTGAGCGCCGGGATCAGGAGGCTGAGTTAACGTGCTGGGGATTGGATAAATGACCTTTGACTGGCGAACCATGGTTTGGGGCCTGCTTTTGGTTGTGGCTGTAGCTGCTGCCAAACTGGCGAGCTATTACCACGGGCAGGCAATCGCCGCCGATGGTCGCGCCACCGCCGCAAAGGCCCTAGCCAAGCAGCGTCAGGAAACCATCACTGACATGCAGGCGCGCCAGCGTGACGTAGCCGCACTCGATGCCAAATACACGGGAGAACTGGCTGATGCCAAAGCTAAGCTTGAAGATCTGCAGCAGTGTGTTCGCTCTGGCAAGTGTGGGCTGCGTGTCAACGCCACCTGCCAGAAGCAATCCACCACCGGCACCACCAGCGTGGATGATGCAACCAGCCCCAGACTTACTGACGCCGCTGAACAGGATTATTTCACCCTTAGAGAGCGAATCGAAATCAGCGGAAAGATGATAGCAGGATTGCAGCAGTATATTATTGAGCAATGCACTCAATGAAATATGGTAATTTTCAGTTTTTTTATTGAAAGTTTAAGATTTATCCCCATGTTATAATTGCGAATTGTCGCTTTGATATGGAATTTAAAAAATGTCGATGACTACTGCAGAAGCAAGAGTAAGAATTGCGGAACTTGCAACTGAACTTACGAAAGAGCTGATAAAAACAAATCCTGTTGATCATAAGAGCTACACGCGTGTGAATGATACTTTCAATCATATCTATTCCACGATCAGCGCCAAGGTAATACCGAAAACCGAAACAAAATAATGCAAACCGCCCTCGGGCGGTTTTTTTATGCCGGGAGAAATCGATGCCTGAAATCTACCGAATAACCGCCCTAACCAAATCAGGTGAAACTCACACCGGCCTTATGAATCGTTCGCAGCCTGAAGTCGTTAACGGCTTCATCGGCATTGCCCAGGAAGATGGTGGATGGGTTTACCTCGCGTCAGATGACGTTCTAAAAATGCAGTTCGACCCGGCGCCAGCGGTTGAAACCGAAACCGAAGAGAAATAGCCATGTCAGGTACCGGCGAAGAAATATTGAGGCCGATGCCGCCGCTGAGCCTTATCGAAGATTTCCACGGCTACACGAAGCTGATCCCCGCCCCTGAAGTTCTTGAATGGGTGTCCCAGCAAATCCTATCAGCCGATGGGCTGCTGCATAACCCTGACCACACCCACCTGATTGACGCTGACATCCGCTTTATGTGGGCATCCTCTGCGTTCACGAAGAAAGGTCGCACCGTGCTGGGCCAGGCCGAAGAAGTCGCCATGCGTGCCGGTGGCTGGCAGAAGTCCCGGATGGAACAGCAGATGCATGAATGGTTCGGCGGGGTGCCGGGCTACATCATCACGATGGCTGCAGACTTCTGCGCACAGTGCACGGATCTGGAGTTCTGCGCGCTGGTCGAGCATGAGCTGTACCACATTGCCCAGCAAACCGACGAGTTCGGCGCTCCGGCATTCACGCGAGAAGGGCTGCCAAAGCTGACCATGCGCGGGCATGACGTGGAGGAGTTCGTGGGTGTGGTGCGGCGCTACGGTGCCAGCGACGAAGTACAACAGCTAATCGAAGCCGCTGCGGAGCGGCCAGAGGTGGCAAAAAACGATATAGCCAGAGCATGCGGCACATGCCTGCTGAAGCTGGCTTAACTATTGACCAATTATGACAGGCAGGTAAGCAATGGCGATCCTTAAAGGTGAAGTCAAAGCCTTCATCGTCCAGTCGCTGGCCTGTTTTGACACGCCTTCGACAGTGGTGGAGTCAGTCAAGAAGGAATTCGGGATCGGGATCAGCCGCCAGCAGGTCGAGACGCACGACCCGACGAAGGCAAATGGGCGCGGTCTGGCTCAGAAGTGGGTGGACATGTTTTATTCGACCCGCACGCGCTTCCAGAACGAGATTTCAGACATCCCGATCGCCAATAAGGCCTATCGGCTGCGAACGCTCGACCGGATGGCCACGCGCACCGAGGGCATGAAGAACTTCGCGCTGACCGCGCAGATCATCGAGCAGGCAGCGAAGGAGTGCGGCGACGCTTATACCAACAAGCAGAAGGTAGAACTGACTGGGAAAGACGGCGCGCCCATCGAGTCGGCCACCCTGACAAAGGAAGAATACAAGAAGGCTCGACAGGAGATGCTGGAGGATGACGACTGTTGAGCAGCGGAACTATGCCCGAAAAATAGAGTGTGAAGAGGACGGGCTCTACTACTCCCGGTACTTCTTCAAGCAGCGCACCGGCGGCAAGATGATTGTTGCCCCGCATCACCAGGTGATTCAGGACACACTCGACCGCGTCATATCCGGCGAGATAAAGCGCCTGATCATCAACGTTCCGCCCGGTTATACCAAAACCGAACTGGCCACCATTAACCTGATGGGGCGCGGTCTGGCGTTGAACAACCGCGCCCGCTTCATGCACCTGTCTTATTCGCACAACCTGGCGCTGCAGAACTCATCCACCACGCGCGGCATGATCAAGTCGAAGGTCTACCAGGCCATGTGGCCAATGGAGCTGCGCGACGATGCCGACAGTAAAGCGATGTGGTGGAACGAGTACGGCGGCGGCGTGTATGCCTCGTCGGCAGCTGGTCAGGTCACCGGCTTCCGCGCCGGGCACATGGAACCAGGCTGGCAGGGCGCGCTGATCATCGATGACCCGGTCAAACCCGATGACGCATACAGCGAAATCGTGCGCGACGGGGTGAACAACCGCTTTAACGAAACCATCAAATCGCGACTGGCCGTCGAAACGACGCCGATGATCGTGATTATGCAGCGCATCCACTACCACGACCTGAGCGGCTATCTGCTACGCGGCGGTAGCGGTGAGGAGTGGCACCACCTCAACCTCCCGGTAATCATCGACAACAGCCAGAGCTATGCCGATGTGTACCCCGAGAACACCCACGCTATACCCATCGACCACGGCCTGCCTGATGGCTGGCTGTGGCCGTTCAAGCATAACGAGTCGCACCGGGTTTCTCTGTTCTCGCACCGGCGCACCGCCGACGCGCAGTACATGCAGAACCCGAAGCGCTTCAATGCCGAGGGCGCGCTGTGGAACGAGGAGATGATCAACGCAGCGCACGAAATGCGGATCACGCAGGAGCTTGCGCGCACCGTTGTCGCCATTGACCCGCAGGCCACCAATAGCGATGAGAGCGATGAGTCAGGCATTGCGGTTGCCAGCGTTTATGGCAGCGGCGATGAGCGCCAGTACACGCTGGACGCTGACTACAGCGGCAAATACTCGCCAAACGGCTGGGCCACTCGCGCTATCGAGGCGTATCACCACCACGAGGCAGATGCGATCGTCATCGAGACCAACCAGGGCGGCGATATGGCCGAAGACACCCTGAAAAATGCCGGATTCACCGGGCGCATCATTCGCGTGCACGCCAGCAAAGGCAAGTATGCCCGCGCCGAACCCATATCAGCGCTTTATGCGCAGGGCCGGGTGGCGCACCGTGGAAGCCTCTATCAGCTGGAGAACCAGCTTATGGAGTACGTGCCCGCGACCGCCAAGAAATCCCCCGACCGCCTCGATGCAGCCGTTTACGCGCTGACCGAACTGTCAGAACCACAATCAATCGGCATGTTGGTGCGCTCGCGCTGACGGAGGAACCGTGAACGAAAGCCAAAATAAATCGCAGAGGGCTGCTAACTCCGCCATCGAAAAGGATCGCGCGCAGTGGCTGGCTTCGCTATTCAACGGCACCAGCAACACTAAACGCCAGCGACTTTACCAGGAGTTCGGCTACCCGGTCGAACTGACCTTTGAAGATTTCTATCGCGCCTATACGCGAAACGCGATCGCCGGCGCATCCGTCAGCCGCATGGTTGATGGCTGCTGGGAGGACTTGCCGGAAATCTATGAGGGAGACCAAACCAAGGACGCTACCAAACAAACACCGTGGGATAAGCGCATCAACAAGCTGATGAAGCGCTGCTGGAAGCAGATTAAAGGCACCGACCGCCGCAATCTGGTGGGCCGCTATGCCGCGCTGCTGATCCAGGTGAAGGACAGTAATCCATGGAGTGCACCAGTCGATAAGACCATCGTTTCCCGCATGGCTGAGAAAGCGCTGGTAAAGCTGATCCCCGCATGGGAAGCGCAGATTGAGCCGATAGAGTGGGATAGCGACCCGGATAGCGAGACGTTCGGCGATGTGAAAATGTACTCGTTCACTGAGCTGTCGGTTGGCAACAATCAGGACGCGCGGCCAGGGCGAATTATCAACGTCCACCCGGACCGGGTAATTCTCCTGGCTGAAGGCTCTGAGGATGGATCTATCACCTCCGGCCGGTCGATGCTCGAGGATGGCTTTAACAAGCTGCTGGATATCGAGAAGGTGAGCGGCGGCGCGTCGGAGGGCTTCTTAAAGAATGCCAGCCGACAGCTGAACTACTCATTCAGCGAAAAAACCAACTTTGCCGCGCTGGCCAAAGCCCTCGGCGTGCCGGAGAGCCAGCTATCTGAGGGGCTGGATATGCAGGTGCGCCGGCTGAACGACAGCACCGACAGCGCAAGCTTCATGCAGGCAGGCACTGCTGAAGTGCTGTCAGTGGCAGCTGCCGACCCCGAACCAACGTGGCGAACGGCGCTGAGCGAGTGGTGCGCCACCGTACCGATCCCGATAAAGGAGCTGGTGGGCATGCAGACGGGCGAGCGCGCATCCACCGAGGACAGCAAGAGCTGGGCTAAAACCCGCATGTCTCGGCGCAATGGCATTCTCACCGAGTTCATCACCGATATCATCACACGCTTCTGGACGCTGGGGATCGTCCCGGCGCCCAAAGGTGATGAAATCACCGTCGGCTGGTCCGATTTACTGGCGCCAAGCCGCGCCGAGAAGATTGCGAACATGTCCGCGATGGCCGATGTCGGCGTGAAGACCGCCAGTGCCTTCGGCAGGTCTGCTATAACCGAAAACGAGGTGCGCGCCGAAGGCGAGATGCAGGCAATAACCGATCCGGGTGATGATGATGGCGAACCAAAGCAGCAGCGTCCTGACCCTCTTGCCGACGATGAGTCTGAAGCCGAAAAGTCCGGTAGTACCGAGGTCGCGTAAAGACCCGACGATGTCAGGCGGCGCGGTAAGCCGCATGGCGAAGGATATTGATGAACGGTATTACCGGATAAAGCTGGCACTCAAGGCGCTGATCGACGAGCGCATGACCGGGCGGGAGCGGGAGGGGAACGGACAGAAATGGAATTTCCTCTGCCACCAGTCCGGTGACATGCCAACGCTTTACACGGCGAACGCATCGACCTTTGTCTATGACATGACGGCGGCGCAGCTCTCCGACCTCCTGAAAATTGTTCAGACCATCCTGGATGATTTTCTGCTGGAGGGTGGAGAGCAGGAACTGTGGGCGCTGCAGTACGTTGCAGCTGAATACGAGCGCGGCACCCACCAGGCGTTCACAAACCTGTCTACCCAGTCGCCGGTATACGCCCAGCAGACCACCATGGCGCAGCTGCTGAGCAGTCCGGCGTACCAGAACCAGATAGCCGCGGCATACGTCTCTACTTATAGCGACTGGAAAGGGTTGAGCGATGCCGCGCGCACCGACCTGGCTAATGTGATTTCAGATGCCATCGGCAGAGGGGTTAGCCCTCGCGAAACCGCCCGGGTGATCAGCAAGCGCCTCGATGTATCGATGGCAAGAGCCAAAAACATAGCCCAGACCGAACAGGTTGGCGCGCTCCGGCAGGCGCAGTGGGCTGAAACCGACTGGAGCGCTGAGCGGCTTGGCCTGCGCACCGCGCTACTGTGGATCTCCGCACTGAAGCCAACCACGCGACCGTGGCATGCGTCTCGCCATGGACAGGTTTACACGACTGACGAGGTGCGATTCTTCTACGCCGCGAACGGCAACCGCTACCGCTGCTTCTGCAGCCAGATACCGTGCCTGGTGGACGAGAAGGGCCAGATCGTCAATCAAGGGCTGATCGACCGCCTTATCGAAGAAAGAAAGCAGTGGAAGAAGGCTGCCTGACAATTCAAACCAAATGAGGATCCCGCGTGAAGCTATCAAGCATCCACGTTAAATCCTTCGCCGTAAACGCCTCCAATATCTCAACCAAAACCATCGACGGTGACGAGCATTACGTCATTCGCGGCGTTGTGCCTGTCGTTGATGACGTGGTGATGAATGGCGGCTTGTACCCGGCGGAGGAGATTAACAGCAGCTATGGCAGCATCGAGGGGAAACTGACCCCACTGCCGCACCCAAAAGTCGACGGCAAGTTCGTCAGCGCCAACGATGCCCGCGCGCTGAACAAGTTCCACGTTGGCGCATGGGCACAGAACGTCACCAAATCAGGCGACAAGGTGGTGATGGACGTTTATGTGAATAAGCGCGTTGCCGACCAGTCGCCGGACGGTAAGCGCCTGATTGCTCGTCTCGACGATATGATCGCCGGGAACAGCGTCGAACCCATCCACGTTTCAACCGGCCTGCTGCTCAACAAAGAGAACAGCAAGGGTGAGTCAAAGGGCAAAAAGTACAGCTGGATCGCCCGCAACATGCGATTTGACCATGTGGCCATCCTGCTGGACGAGCCCGGCGCGGCGACACCAGCCGAAGGCGTTGGCATCTTTGTGAACGCAGACGGCGAGGAGGGGGCGGTAGAAGCGGCCAGCCTGACGGAAACCGCCAACAATATGAAAGACGGCCTGATCAACAAGGCGAAGTTCTTCCTGCACCACAACGGCGACGCATCGTTTGACGAGATTTATTCGATGCTGCGCGATGCCATCCGCTCAACGGCCGGTACCGACCTTTATCGCTACGTCACCAGCGTTTGGCCGGACAAGTTCATTTACGAGGAAGGGAAGCAGCTCTTCCAGCAAAAGTACCTCATTGACGATGGCGCGGTGACGCTGGTCGGTGAGCCTGTCGAAGTTATTCGCAAACCCACTGAATATGAAGTCAAAACCAACGGAGATAGTAACCCGATGAAAGAGAAGATGATCGCCGCGCTCAATGCCGCAGGCGTTAAAACCGAAGGGCTGGCCGATGATCAGGTCTGGGATGCCTATAACCAACAGTCGCTCAAGAAGGATGGTAACGGCGACCCGGCTGGCGCGTCACAGGTCAGCGCTGCAGCCATTACCGCAGCAGTCAATGCAGCCATCGCCCCGCTCACAGAGAAGCTGACCACGCTGGAAGGACAGCTGCAGGCTTACTCAACGAACGAGCTGAAGCAGAAGCGCGATGCGGTGAAGCTGGCTATGAACATGAGCGACGAGGAAGTGGCTGACCTGCAGGGTAAAGCTCTCGACCGCCTGTATGCAAACTGCCAGAAATCTCACGGCATCGTGGGTGGCTTCCAACCAAACAGCCAGGCTCATGATCAGTGGGCTGACTACGACCTCAACGCCGAAATGGAGAAAAAATAATGGTGGCACACGTCATTTACCGCGGCCCGGCCGAGCGCGAGCCGGAAACCATCAACTTGCCGGTAGCCAGCGCGCTGTCGCCAGGTGTGGTGGTGAAGAAAAACACGACTGGCGGCGTGGGCGTAGCTGCTGATGCCACCGGACGCCTGCTGATCCTTGGCAATCGTCGCTTCATTGGGCAGGACATCAACACCGCATACGCGGCCAACGAAACTGGCGTGCAGTACCGCGTCGAAGTCGACCAAGAATACAACGTGCGCCTGGCCGCCGCTGCTTACACCATCGGTCAGGAGCTGACCGTCGGCGCGGGCGGTATTTTCAAAGCAGCAGCTGCCGGTGACATCGTTGTGGCGACTTTCGATGAGAAAGCAGGCCGCACCCTGGCTGCCGCTGGTTTCGCTGATGTCGTAATCGTTAACTCTTACGTTAAGCCGGCTTCGGCCTAAGGAATTACAGAATGCTGAAGTTTACTAAAGAGCAGCAGGCGCTGATCCTCAACGGGCGCCGCCGCTGGGAGCACTCCCACAACATCATGGCCGCGCAGAATGGCTTTGATGTGAACCATGCCAACGGTGCGCTCATTGCGCACAACGAGCTGATGGGCAACGCCTCCACTCTGCCAAAAGATGTATGGGGTGAGTGGGACCGTGCGGCGATCACCGTGCAGCGCGATGTGCTGTCAGTGTTTAACGACCTGGCTGCTACCGTCTCGCGTCCGATGCGCCTCGGCAAAATCATTCACTACTTCATGACCCTGTCCGACTCCGGTGATGTGAACATCAGCCTGGACGGTCGCGGTAAGGCCAAGGTTGATTCACCAGTGATGAACTATGAGGGCACGCCACTGCCGATCATCGATTCTGAGCTGAGTTTCGGCTGGCGCCAGATGCTGGCCGCGCAGACTGAAGGCTACTCGCTGGACAGCGATGCGATCGGAAACCATCAGCGCAAAGTGGCTGAGAAGATGGAAGACCTGGTGCTGAATGGCGATTCGACCATTCGCGTTGGCGAGTCCACCATCTTCGGCTTCCGTACGGCCCCGCAGCGTGCAACCGGAACTCACGGTTTCGACCTAGCTTCAGCCACCGGCGCACAGTGGGTGAGTGTCGTCACTGCAGCCATTGCAGCGCTGCACGCCAAGAAGTTTTATGCCCCGGTAACACTGTATGTGAACTACTCAGACTGGTTCTACGCATCCGTGACGGACTATGCGGCCAACTACCCGAAAACCATCCTGACGCGCCTGATGGAGATCCCGGGACTGGCAGCAATCGTTCCAGCGTCCAAGGTGCCCGCGAATGAAGTGCTGGGCGTTGTGAAGCGACCTGACGTCGTGCAGATCCTTAATGGCATGCCGCTCACCATCCGTCCTAAAGCGCGACTTAACCCTGAAGATGATTATGTCTACAGCGTTCTGGCCGCCGTGGCGCCGCAGTTCAAACACGATGATGAAGGTAACGCCGGTTACGTTCAGCTGACCAAAGCATAAGGGGCCTCGGCCCCTTTTTCTGGAGATTGACCATGACCGATAAAAAGCAGAAATGGATCCTCACCCATGACAGCCACGAACTGAAGAAGGGTGACGTTTATGAAGGTACCACCCTCCCAGCCTGGCTGAACGGCAAAGCCTCCCCGGTATCAGCGGATGTCTTTGAAGTGGCCACGCCGGGTGGTGCTGAACTGGAAAAGCTCAAAGCTGAGCTGACAGCAGAAACTCAGCGCGCCGACGCGGCTGAAAAAGAGCTCTCAGCGGCGCAACAGGCGCATGCCGAAGCTCTGGAAGCAGAGAAGAAGCGCGCCGACGCTGCTGAAGCTGCATTGAAAAAAGGAAAATAGCGATGGCTGACCCAATCACATCCGCAGATATTCAAAAATTCCTCGGTGAATTGGGTTATTCCATCCCGGAATCGCTACTGGCACCGATCCTCTGCCTGGTGAATAAGATTATCCCGTGCCTCGAAGGTGCGGGGCATGACGAGTGCACCACTAAGCTGATTCTGATGTACGCCGCCGCATTGATGGCAACATCATCCGGCGCTCGGCGCATCAAATCGCAGGGCGCTCCATCTGGCGCTTCCCGGTCGTTTGATTATGGCGAGGATAGCACCACCTGGTTGCGTAACTCGCTCTCGGCGCTGGACACGTCAGGGTGCACTTCAGGCTTGCCAATCAGTGCAGGGGCCAGCGTCGGATTCTTCATGGTTGCTGGTGGCTGCTGATGTGGATCCCCGTATCAGCGCGCCTTCCGAAACCATTCGAATTGGTGTGGGTGAAAACCAGCACTGGCCGGCAGACAACAGCTCACGTTAATGCTGCTGGCGAATGGCGGATTAAATGCCCGCGCATCGCTGCGGATAACCCTGAAGTCATAAGCTGGAAGGAGTAGCAATGTCATCCCTCGCAAACTGGTCCTACACCTTCGAGGCAACCATCTGGCGCCGTATCCGCGATGCCGATGGTGGGTATCTCGACGGTGGAGGCAGTCCGCTCGGTTGGCATGCGCCGGAAGCAGTCATGTGTGACTACCAGGGCGGCCTGTCAGCTAAAGTCGGCGAAATCGGAAAGGAGATTGTGGTCAAAAACACTATCTGGACCGAGTATGCGCTGGCGAACGAGGGCGATCGCATCTTTCTGGGCGCTTCCGAAGAATCTGTGCCGCCGGACAGTGCCGATGACATAAAGCAGATCACCCGATTCGCCGATACATTCGAAAGGCTGGCGGATGATTACGCGCTAATCACAGGAGCCTGATATGGGGGCTAAAATTCGTGGGGTCAGGGAGGCGAAAGCCAAGCTCGACCGTATTATCAAAGACGTGCACGGTCGAAAGGTTCTTCGAGCGCTTCAGTCTGCCATGATTATCGGATCCACACAGGCTGCTCTGTATACCCCTATCAAGACATCCACGCTGATCAACTCCCAGTACCGGGAAATTATCGTTAATGGCACAGTGGTGACCGGGCGGGTAGGTTATTCAGCGAAATATGCTGTTTACGTTAACGATCCGGAAGTGCTTCAGAAATTCAGGCGGTCATCCGCGAGAAAAGAGTTTCTGAAGCTCGGGTTTGAGGATCAGAAGGCGCTTATTGATCGCGTCATTTTGCAGGAGTTGAAACTTTGACGCCTCCAATTTATCTGCGGCTTAAGGACCTGTTCGTCTATGCCGGGCTGACCGCGGGCCTGACGGTGCAGTGGCGCCAGTGGCGCGACACAAGCAAAAGCGCAGCGTTCATAGTCTTCATGCCGAACGGCGGGTCGAACCAGAGTTATGACCTGGGCGGCGAGCATTACGTGCTGGTCTCAGTTATTGGCACGGTGGATAAGCCTGACGAGGCAGAGGGTGCTGTAAACCGCATCGTCGAGTACATAAATGCCCAGGTCGGTTCCGATGACTGCGTCGGCGCTTTGCAGCTCATCGGTGGCTTTCCCCGCCCGATCCCCACAGAAGAAAATCGCCTCGTCTGGCAGCTGAACATCTCCTGCACATACGGGGAATAAACCCGAAAAATCTATCCCACAGGCTGCCAGCAGGCGGCCTTTTTAATTTTGAGAGGTATACATGCAAGGCTGTGCTAATGACACTGGCAAGCTGATCGGCAAGGTGGCTGTGCTTCGCATGGCCATGGGCTGTGCTGACACTGTGCCCGCACTGAGCGAATGGAAGCGACTCGGCGCTATGACCACGAAGGGTATCGACTACTCCATGAACACCGTCAACTCCGAGGCGGACGATGCCAAAGGGCTGGTTGAGAACCTGGTCAACAGTATGGATTTCACTATTTCTGGCGAAGGTGAATTCCGTAAAAAAGACAAAGACTCGGAAATCGGTGCCATGCGTCTGTCGAAGTATATCTTCGACGAAATTCAGGCAGGTCGCCAGCCTGCCCTCTGGGTACGCTTCGACTTTGCGGGTGAGGATGTCGGTAGCTTCATCATGGGGTATTTCAACACCACTTCATGGTCTGGCGACTTCGGTACCTCTGATATTTCCACCTTCTCCGGTGAGTGGAAAGTCTACGATGCTGATACCGTCGTGTTTGAAGTTGCCGATCCGATTGCTGTTACTGGTGTGACGGTCACACCTGATACTGGGAGCATCAATGTCGGCGCTACTCTTCAGCTGAATGCATCTGTGGCTCCGCTCGATGCCACCAATAAGGGAGTTACCTGGCAGAGTTCAGCACCGGCCATCGCTACGGTGACCAGCGCCGGTCTGGTTACTGCCGTCAGTGATGGCACTGCAACCATTACCGCAAGCACTGCTGACGGCGGAAAAACCGACACTGCAGCGATTACGGTTACCGAGCCTTAACCAGTACAAAGGGCAGTTGCGGCTGCCCTTGATACTGCTTACGGAGGTTTAATGACACCCATCAAAGAGATCGGCGAATTCGTCCTGGCAGATGGCGACAGGGAATATTTTTTCCGGCCTTCTTTTGCCGCAATGACGCGACTCGGGGATCCGGAAGAGATTGTTGCGCTTTACGTCGAACTGCACAGCGACAGCATCAGTCAAGTTCTGAACGCGGCCATGGATATGCATGCGCAGATCCCGGAGCATCAGCGGCGCGTTTATGCTGCATTTAATCACAGCGCTGATGTTCCCATGTGGGCGCTGAACCATATGCGCATTTACCTGCACCGACTGATGAAGGCAGCTGCAGGGGTAATACAGGCCTGCTGTGAAGACGACGTATCCCACCTGACAGGCTGGATGGAAGAAAGGAAAACCGGGCGCGCCGGGATGTGGGTTCCGTATAAGCCATTAGCCGTCGTCGGCCGAAAAATGATTTGGCGACCAGGCCGCATGCCTGTGGATCACATGATTGTCATCGCGCGAAACCTGCTCGCTCACGGCGTAATCGGTAAAGCCCGGGTCAGAAAATTGCAGCGCCATGAGGAGCAGGAGACCACAACAGCCTTCCACGCATTCGAATACATCAGCGCGGCGCGCAGTCATTTTGGTTTAAGCCGGCAGGAGGCCGAACAGCTTACGATGACTGAGTTTGCGATGATGATGAACGATAAATACCCGAACCAGAAAGGCTTCACCCGCGAAGAGTATGACGCGGTGATGGATGACGACGATCGGCGATGGCAGGAAATGATGAAGCTCGAGAATATAAACAAAGCTCTGTAGCCATTTCTGGTAGGGAAAAAACTATTAAATTTCTCTAATATTTTCTATATCAATCTGATAGCATTCTTAAGAGCTAATAGGAGATGTGAAAATGAAAAAAATCTTTATTCTGGGATTGGGTTTATCAACCTTCTGTGTCAATGCTGCCGGTCTTTCTGAGCAGGATTTAATCGCGCTAGGCAAAAAAGAAATCCGAACTGAAGTCTCATTGCCAACATCCTTTTCACAGGAAAAATTCATTCCTGATGCTCATGACAATCCATCTTCTCGCAGTGGAAATGTTTGCCTTAAAATTTCCGGAAGAAAAAATGATGGAACTGCAATGGACCTTGCTGTCTACGGAGTTCACATAACCACAAAAGGCGAAGAAGCTAAGTTTGGTGAAATTTTTAAATTTATTGGTGAAAGTGACTTGCAAAGTTCAGATGCCAAAAATTCCTGTGAATTTTGATTCGCTTATAATTCTTTAAATCTCAACAGCATTCAATATCATTAATGAACCCGCTTCGGCGGGTTTTTTTATGCCCGGAGAAAACTGATGGCCGAGAAAGCGGGTGAGCTTTTCTACGATATTGAGATGGACGTTCGCGGCCTACTGACCGCCCAGCAGCAGGTAAATACCCGCCTCGACTTGATGGAGCGCAAGTTTAACGACACCGGAAAAGCTGTCGAGTCTGTCGAGAACTCAATGGGCAGCCTGTCGCGCGTGGCCAAAGCTCTCACTGCGGCACTGTCAATTCAGCAGGTGGCGCATTATGCCGACGCCTGGACAACGCTTAACAACAAACTGGCGAACTCCATTCGGACTGGTGAAAGTCTCACGCAGGTGACGCAGCGCGTGTTTGACATCACGCAGTCAACCCGCTCAAGCCTCGATGCCACAGCGTCGCTCTACGCTCGTCTGGAGCGTGCTACTCGCGAGTACGGCACCAGTGCGGAAAACGTAGCTAAACTCACCACGATCATCAACCAGGGGTTCGTTGTGTCTGGCGCCACGGCGCAGGAAGCCGAGAACGCCATCATTCAGCTGTCGCAGGGGCTGGCATCCGGCGCGCTGCGCGGCGAAGAGTTCAACTCTGTGAACGAGCAGGGCAACCGGCTGATCGTAGCTCTGGCTGATTCGATGGGCGTTTCTATCGGGCAGATGCGTGCGATGGCCGCTCAGGGCAAGTTGACCACCGACGTCGTGGTCAATGGCCTGCTGGGCCAAGGTGATGTGATCGGAAAAGAATTTGCCAACACGACCCAGACAATCGGCCAGGCGTTCCAGATTGCTGGCAACAACATCACTCAGTTCGTCGGTAGCTCGGCGACCGTTAAAGCTGGCGTGGCTATCTTCAATGACGCGGTGATCACGCTGAGCGAAAACCTCGACGTGGTCTCCACTGTCATCCTCTCAGTCACCGCCATTATGGGCTCCCGCTACGTCGGTGCGCTGGCCGCTGCAACTGCCGCGCAGATATCTAATGCGGCCGCCGCTTACCGCGTAGCAGCAGCTCAGGGCGCAATGGGCGCTGCAGCAAATATTGCCCGCGGCGCCATGGCGCTGATCGGCGGCCCGGCGGGCGTGGCCACTCTGGCAGCCTCCGCCATCTTCTACTTCTACCAGCGCGCGCAGCAGGCGAAGCAGGAAGCCAATGACCTGGCCGACAGCGTCAACGGTCTCGTTGGCAAATTCAAAGAGATGTCAGCGACCGAAGTCGGTGCGTCCATTGCGCGCATGCGCGAAAGCCTGGTCAGCCTCAGCGATAGCGTTGATGACGCGCAAAAAACTTACGATAAGGCCACTTACCGGGTAAGAGACCTGCGTAAGGAGATCGACAACTGGGGCAAAGGCACCACACGCGGGCGCCAGGCTGCCGACGCTTTGTCTTCAGCATTGGACGATCAGTACATTGCAGCTGACGCGCTGGAAAAGGCACAGAAGCGCCTCAGCCAGACTCAAAGCGCCATCACTCTTGGTCAGGCACAACTAACTACCGGCCTGAAAACGGGCATCGACCTGCTCAGCCGGGAAAGTACGGCAGCCGGTGATGCCGCGGGCATGATGAACCACTTCGCGCAG